GGCGCTCCAGAGGGTCAATAGAGGCAACCTACGCCACGTTTGACGGCATGGGCTCGGCACCACAGCAAAGCCTGACCCCGATCGTCAAGCAGCTGCTTGGCATCCCACGTCCAGCGGTTGCCTAATGTCGTACACCGACCTATTTAACGAAGCGATTGATGATGTGACCGCAACGCTCACCGCGGTCTCTGGTCTGCGTGTTGTAAACGACCCAACCAAACTTGCACCTAATTGTGTGTACCTTGACGCGCCAAACTTCACCACGTTTGCTGGCAACGGCAACATTGTGCGCCTCGAGTTTCCGATCAAGGTCATTGGCTCTGGCCCTGCAGGTCTGCCGGTGCTCCGATCAATTTTAAGCATTGTGGCAACCGTGCTCGCCTCACCAATTATTGTAATGGCTGGCCGTCCGTCAAGCCTTGAAATTGGTGGCGCGTTGTACCCGTGCTACGACCTTGATTGCGCAATAGAAGCTCAGACCGCATAATCCACAACTACCGAACACAAATCATCTACTATCAGATCAGAACTTAAGGAGCAAACATGCCAGCATCAACTTACCTCTCGAATCCAACCGTTAAAGTCGGCGCCGCAATCGGCTCCATTGTTGACATCACCGATGATGTGGTCGCTGCGACCTTGACGGTTACGGCCGAGGCCCTTGAAGATACGTCGTTTGGCCAGACTTCCCGCACCATGACAGCGGGCCTCTTCTCAAATAGTTTGACCCTGACGGTCTTCGCATCGTTTGCAACATCGCAGACATACGCAACATTGTCACCATTGCTTGGCACAAAGTGCACCGTCAAAGTGAACCCAACGAGCGCTGCAGACGGAGCAACTAACCCTGGCTTTATTTTGACTGACACCTACCTTGCATCAATCCCTGTAATCAATGCGTCTTTGGGCGAGTTGTCACAATGGGATCTTGAGTTTCAGGGTGGCGTGTACAGCGTAGATACCACCGCATAAATAACGGCTCCAAGCCGACATAGGAGAACAAATGAAAATCAAGTTGCAATTAAAGCGCACGCCTGACAGCGCACCCGAGTATTACTACACAAACCTGTTTGTGGTTACTGAATGGGAACGATTTGAGCGTCGCAACATTCAACAGCTCTCTGCAAACCCGTTGTACTCGGATTACGCCTGCTGGATGCACACGATCTTGAAGATTAAAGGCGAGCAAGTTGGTGACAACTGGCGCGAATGGCTAAGCAAAAACCCTGACATCGACATCTTGCCGGTACTGGACGAGACAGACCCAAACCCTACGGACGCGGCACCTACCGCCGCCAATTAGCAGAAGTGTTAGTCGCGGTCGGTTGGTGGCCTAGCGACATTGTGTTTGACTCAAAAGACTTGACAACGGTCATTAAAGTGCTTAACGAGGCAAACAAAAAACGGAGATGACGTGAACCAAGTGTCAACAAAGATTGAGGTCATCGGGCTTAAAGAAGCCTTAAAGACCATCAACAAGATTGACAAATCTTTGCGCCGTGAAATCACCAAGGATTACAAGAAGATCGTTCAGCCTGTTATTGACGATGCCAACAAGCTTGTGCCGTCAAATGTGCCGTTGTCTGGTATGGCGCGCAACTGGAGCACTCGATCAGGGTTCAAAATGTTGCCGTGGATACCAGGCATGAAACAAAAGATCGCTGCCAAAATCAACACCCGAAACATCAAGGAATACGGTGGGAACAAGTCAAATGTCGGCACGTTTCTCATCCAATGGCAAGGCGCGACTGGAACCATGTTTGACACGTCTATGGAAGGCGCGCTTGGTCGCGCGTTGACTTCCCGTTATGGTAGTCGTTCGCGAGTAATGTGGAAGGCGTACGAGCAACGCCAAAACGATGTCATGTCCGAGATGGAGCAACTGGTTAAGCGCGTCATGGAAGAAGCGAACAGAAAGACCGCGTAATGGCAATCAATATCCCGATCATCAGCGAATTTGACGGCACAGGGGTAAAGAAGGCTGTCAAACAGTTCCAGCAACTTGAGACCGTTGGCGAAAAAGCACAGTTTGCTATTAAGAAAGCGGCGATTCCTGCAGCTGCGGCGCTCGGCGGTTTGGCTATCGCGCTTGGTGACGCAACCAAAGCCGCAATGGAAGATCAGCAAGAGCAGGCGGCTTTAGCGCTTACTTTGCAAAATGTGACTGGAGCAGGCGCTGCACAGACCGCGCAAGTAGAGAAGCAGATCAGCGCGATGAGTCGAGCATCTGGCGTTGCTGACACCGAGTATCGCAAAGCATTAGAAGCGCTTGTGCGCGGTACCAAAGATGTTGGCATTGCCATGAACGACATGAACCTTGTCATGGACATCAGCACGGCCACCGGCATGGATTCTGCCAGCGTTGCTGACGCGCTCGCCAAGGCTTACCAGGGCAACTTTAAGGCGCTTCGATCATTGAGCCCAGAGATGTCAACCATGATTAAAGAAGGCGCAAGCCTAAACGAAGTCATGGACGTGCTCGGTGGAACATTTGGTGGCGCGACTGCCAAAAGCGCTGAAACCGCTGCAGGCAAAATGAAGATTTTAAAGAACTCAATTGGCGAAACCAAAGAGTCAATTGGTGCCGCCCTATTACCTGTACTCGAAGCCGTATTGCCTGTACTCAACAAGTTCGCTGCATGGGCTCAAGACAACCCCAAAGCATTCTTGGCAATTGCCGCAGCCATCGGCGCGGTCGCAGCAGCCATCGTGGTCACAAACATTGCCATGGCACTTAACCCGTTTGCCCTGATCGCTGCCGGCATTGCATTGCTGGTCGTTGCGCTTGTGGCCGCATACAACAAGTTTGAGTGGTTCCGTGACGGCATCAAACTGATCGTCAACAGCATTACAGGGTTTTTTGAGGGCATGGTCAACGCAGCAGTCACCGCCGTAAACCTGATTATTAAGGCTTACAACTCAATACCAATTTTGCCAAACATCCCAGAGGCGCCAAAATTAACTATTCCAAGCCTTGGTGCAGGTCAGGCGGCGCGACCAGCTGCAGGACGTTTAGGTGTGCCTCGAATGGCTGAAGGTGGCATTGTGACCGCACCAACGCTTGCCCTGATCGGTGAGGCAGGCCCAGAAGCCGTAGTGCCATTAGATCGCATGGCTACAGGCGGCGGCGTAACTATTAACGTAACTGGCGGTCTTGCCACAAGCGCCGAAATTGGTGAATCTGTTGTTAACGCGTTGCGCGCCTACTCACGGAGTGCAGGGCCGTTGGCTCTGAACATTGCCTAATGCCAGGCGTCGCGGTTGTTGATTCAGGTAACTACGACCTGCAAATAGAAACAGGCTTTATTGTTAACTCGTTCACGCTTGACAACGTGACATCTGGAGTTCTTGACAACACGTTTTTTGTACTTGACGGCAACACCGAATATGCCGACGTAATGGCTGATTGCACCAATGTCAATGTCAGGCGCGGTCGTCGAGATGTCGGCGACCAGTTCAGCGCTGGCACGATGACATTTACCATCCGCGACGTGGACGGCATTTTTAACCCGTTTGATGACAACAGCCCGTATTACGACACACCGCAATCTAAGCCAGGTCTTGCACCTATGCGTAAAGTGCAGCTCATCCGATACGACCAAACCGACAGCCCCGAATACCTGTTTTCGGGCTATGTCGTTAATTATGACTACAACTTTGCGCTGGGCGGTTTAGACACCGTGACCGTGTATTGCGCTGACCAGTTTTATTTGCTTGCTCAGACCTACATGAACGAATTAAACGTGACGTCCGAAACATCTGGGGCGCGCATAGAAACTGTGCTTGATCTGCCAGAGGTTGATTTCCCTGCGCTACAACGCAACGTCGCAACAGGCACAGTCAACCTTGGCCATGACAGCAACTACACCGTGCCGGCAGGAACGAACGTGTTGCAATACATAACGCAGATCAATGAGACAGCAGAGTTTGGGCGTGTGTTTATGTCGAGGGATGGCACGCTCACATTTCAGGAACGCATTGGAACGACCCTTAGCGCGACCGTTGCAAACTTTAACGATGATGGTACAAATATCAAATATGATGGTTTGGGCATTTCGTTTGAGGCGAACGAGGTAATCAACAGGTCTGTTGTTACAGGGTTAGATGGCAAAACTGCAACAGCGACCAACGCAGGCTCAATTGCTGAATACTTTATTCAGACCAGCAGCATCCTTAACAGCTTGCTCCACGAGCAAACCGCCATAGACACCGCTGCTAGTTATTTGCTCAACCCAATACCAGAGCCACGGTTCACATCGGTGGAAACCAAGTTCCTGATGCTGACCGACGCGCAAAAGGACACGCTGGCCACGGTAGAAATCGGCGACACGATCAGCATTGAAAAGACGTTCCCGAGCGGTGCCGGCACAACCCAATTGGCCCAAGACTTAAGCGTGGAAGGCATCGAGCATTACCTGGACTATTCCACAGGCCACCGTGTGCTGTACTCAACTTCCCCAACCGTCATCGTTTATGAGCTGATTTTGAACTCAGCCACCTATGGCACACTTGACCAGTTCAATGTTTTAGGATAGGAGCACTATGCCAATCACTACGTACACCGCAGGCGAAGTTCTGACCGCAGCCTCACTAAATGCCAACTTCGCGGCTGGTGGTTTACAACTCATAAAAACACAAACCATTGGTACTGCCGTAAGTTCTGTAGCTGTAACTGGCGCGTTTAGCACAACCTACGACAACTACAAAATTCTTGTATCTGGCGGTGTTGGTAGCACAGACGGCAGTTTGCAACTGCAACTTGGATCAACAACTACTGGATATTACTACGGTGCTAGTGGTGCTACTTTTGCTGGAGTTGCTGACAATGTTGGTGCTGCAAATGCGGCCAACTGGGCCAATGTCGGCAGAGGTTCGGCTAATGGTCTCTACATGAACGCGGATTTACAAAATCCTTTTCTTACTAAAAACACTTTCGGGCAATGGACATGGGTTGTTAACTCAACAACTGGCAGGGCAAGAATTGCTGGTGCTTATCTAAACGACACAACTTCTTACACAGGTTTTACACTAATTGCTGAAGCAGGAACTTGGACAGGCGGCACCATTGCCGTCTTTGGATACGCAAAGGCATAACCATGACATACGAAGAAGCCGTAGCAATGTACCCACGCAATGAAGTGTTTATTCAAATTGATAACAAAGAACGCCAAATGACCCCTGCCGAATACGAAGCATTTATTCAACGTCAAGTTGATTACGTTCCATTGTCGTAATGCGCTGGCGTTACCTCATCGGATACGTTGCGCTTGTTGCGGTCGTCTTGTGGGGTTGCGCGGGATGCGGTTATAACGGCTCATACCGCTACTCATGCCAAGACCCAGCAAACTGGCAAAAACCAGAATGCGAACCACCACTTTGCAACCCATCTGGAACGTGCACAAGGGATTTAATTTATGAGACCACGCCTTAAACCCGAGGAGCTACACGCTCGACTAATTGTGATTGTCGGAATTATCCTTGCCAGCGTCTTTGCTATTACGGTCATCGGATTTGTTTATGCGCTGATGTTTGTGACTCAGCCGATCGGCAACCAAGCACCAAATGACGCCGCCTTTATAGACCTGCTATCAACCTTGACCGTATTTATGACCGGCACGTTGTCAGGCTTAGTGGCCTCAAACGGGCTAAAGTCAAAAGCGAAAGAAGGAGCTAAAGATGTTGAAGCCTAAAGACAAAGCCCTATTTGCCTCATACGGTCGCTCAATGCTTGCCGCAGTTGTTGCGCTCGCAGTAACAGGCAACACCGACCCATCCGCATTGTTAGCAGCTGCGATCGGCGCGGTCTGCCCAACAGCGTTGCGTTATTTCAATCCTAAAGACATGAAGTTTGGTCGTGGCAGTAGCCAAGGCTAAGGCTGGCGTGCCAAACGCACGCGATTACATTGGCAACGCGGACGGTGCATCACCAGCGCCCCGTGCCGGCATGAACGAATGGATTAAACAAGCGATCGCCGCATCAAATGGCGCGCTTTGGAATAACGGTTCTTGGGGTCAGCGTGACATGCGCGGTAAGCCAGGTTCTTTGTCGGTTCACGCGACTGGTAGAGCTGTTGATTTGTCGTATCGCAAAAGCGAAAAGAACCCCAAAGCAGGACGCAAAGAAGCGCTGGTTTTTATTGACAAACTTGTGGCGAATGCCAACGATCTTGGTTTGCAATGTATTTTGGATTACTTTCCAGAGCCACAGGGTCGCGCGTGGCGTTGCGATCGTCAAGCATGGCTCAAGTATGACAAGCCAACTATTCACGGTGCACCAGGTGGAGATTGGTTTCACATTGAGATAACTCCACAGGCTGCCGATTCGGTTATCTGGGTTAAAGCCGCATTTTTAAAGGTGTTCGGGGAAATCCCACCCAAGGCTTGATCTATGTTCTAGGGTCGGAGTACCGACAAAAGGACAGGCAATGACTGACATCCAGATATTCGACTACAGCGTCTATACGGGAG